ATATAAAATGGCAACAAGAAAGGCACTTGTTTTAGTTTCAGGTCTATTTCAGGAGTTAAATTCTTCTTCTGATAAACTAGATTTTGCTGGTAATAGTACTACTGATTTAAGTGAGGGTTCAAATCAATATTTTACGACTGCAAGAGCAAGAGGGTCTGTTTCTGTAACTGACTCAGGTGGAGATGGAAGTCTTGCTTACAATAGCTCTACTGGCGTAATTACCTACACAGGTCCTTCAGCAAGTGAAGCTAGAGCTCATCTTAGTGTTGCTAGTGGTTCTGGATTAACTTATAACTCAAGTTCCGGAGAGTTTGGGACATCTGCAATACCAAATAGTCAACTTGCTAACGATGATATAACAATAGGGAGCACTGCAGTTGCACTTGGATCTAGTCAAGGAACTTTTACAGGATTAACTTCTCTAGCCTCTACAACCTTAATATCAGGTGTAGCTGATGCAGCAAACTCTATAAAGTTAGCTAGTGGAAATATTACTTTTGAAGGGTCTACAGCAGATGCAAATGAAACAATTCTTACCGCTACTGATGCAACAGGTGGAGACAAAACTTTAACCTTACCAAATGAGACTGGAACAATATTGTCTACTGCATCTTCAATTGCTAACAGTAACCTAGCTAATTCTGCTGTAACTATTGGATCAACTTCTATCAGTCTCGGAGGAACAGTAACTACATTTACTGGTTTATCCTCTTTAACGTCTACAACTTTAGTTGGTACAACACTTATTTCAGGAACAGCTGATGCAGCAAATTCAATAAAAATTGCAAGTGGCAATATAGTTTTTGAAGGATCTAGTGCAAATGATTTTGAGACAACTCTTACTGTAACTAATCCAACAGCGGATAGGACAATTACATTCCCAGATGCAGCCGGTACCGTAGTTTTATTAGGATCTTTAAGTGTAGCTGCCGGATCAGGCTTAACTTATAACAGTGGAACTGGACAATTTGGAACTAGCTCCATACCAAATGCTCAATTAGCAAACAGCACTGTGACGGTTGGTAGCACCGCTGTAGCTTTAGGAGCAAGTGCTACGACATTTACTGGATTGGCTTCCATAACTTCAACCGCTGTAGTAACAAATGACAGCGGATTTAGAGTTAGAAATAATAGTGATAATACAAAAATACTTGCCTTAGATTGTTCTTCTATATCAGGAAGCACAACAAGGACATTAATAGTTCCTGATTCAAACGGAACAATTGCAACTCAAGCTTATGTTCAAGCTCAGATTACCGCTGAAGATCTTGACATAACCACAGATTCTGGAACGATTGCTATTGATTTAGATTCTGAAACTCTACAGCTATCAGGAGGCACTGGAATTGATACAAGTGCTTCTGGTAACACAGTTACAGTGGCTGTAGATTCAACTATAGCAACTGAAAGTTTTGCTACCGCAATAGCAGTGGCATTAGGATAGTATTATGGCAACCCAAGTTCAATTTAGAAGAGGAACAACAGCTGAGCACTCAGGATTTAAAGGAGCTGAAGGTGAAGTTACTGTAGACACCTCCTTAAAAACCGTTGTAATACACGACGCAATAACAAATGGTGGTTTTCCTGTTTTAAGACAGGATGGTTCTAATTCCCAATTAGAAAGAGGATCCACAACAAACTGTGCATTAAAATTTGCAGGAGATTTTAATACTGGAATAATTAGTCCAGCTGCAGATGAAATTGCTCTAGTAACTGGTGGGTCTACTCATCTTACAATAGATGCTAATGGAGCTGCTACTTTTACAGGTAATGTTCAAGTTAATGGAACTTTATCAGTGACAGGTAACTTTGATTCCGGAGAAAACTTAGCACTAATTATTGCTTTAGGATAATATGGCAAACACCTTCAAAGTCGATACAAAATCAAGTTGTGTTACAGATGCACATACTAGTTCAAATGCGAATGTCCTATCAGCAGGCGGTTCTGCTACATTAGTTCTTTTAAGTATTTTAGTAGCAAATAAAACAGGAGCTACTGCTGATGTAGATGTTTTCTTAGTTACAAATACAGGAGATGACGTTTTTCTTTTAAGAAATGCACCAATACCAGCTGGATCTTCGCTTGAATTAATTAGTGGATCAAAAGTAATTATGGAAAGTAGTGATGTTCTTAGAGTTAGAACTGACACTGCTAGTGCTATTGATGTAGCAGTAAGTTATCTAGAGCAGACATAAAATGGGATTATCAGTAAATAATGACCTTGCAAATTTATCTGATAATTTTGAGATACTTAAAGCAAAGGTTGAAGCTATTGAAATTATAATTTATGGTGAAAGGGTTTTAGAACTAGATGATTCTACTTGGGAAAATATAAGAAAAAAAAGAGATTATATTTTAAAATCTACAGATTGGACAGTTATACCAGGATGCTCAGTTGATCAGGCACAATGGTCTGCATATAGACAAAATTTAAGGGATATTCCTCAGACATATAAAGTTATTACAGATGTTGTGTGGCCGAGTCAGCCATCTACTTTAGGACCTAATAGTTAAAAATTTCCCATATTTACTGAGCTTAAAATAATTAAAGAAATAAAGAAGACTTCTAGTTTAATCTGCTATGCCATATATTGGAAATACTATTCGTGCTGCTGACGATTATAGATTAATTGATGACATAAGCAGTGGATTTAATGGCAGTGCTACAAGTTTTGCATTACAAGTTGCTGGTTCTGCCCCAGTTCCTTTTCCAAAATCACCTCAACAGGTTTTAATATCAGTTAACGGAGTTATACAGGAACCTGATCCTACTGGAGCTTCAGGATTTAACTTAGTTGGTACAAATATAGTTTTTAGTTCTGCTCCTACAAATGGGCATGCATTTTTTGGAATAATATATGCAACTGCTGATTATTTAAATTCAGGTGGTAACTTTCCTACAGGTTCTTTAGGTGCTCCAAGTATTACTTTTGTTGGAGATGAGGATACTGGAATCTACAGAAAAGGTTCCGGTAGTATTGGATTTGTTTCTAACTCAACTGAGATTGCAAATACTGATAGTAACGGAATAACTATTTCAAGCGGAAATCTAATTATTCCTGAAAGTATTATTCACAGTGGAGATACTGATACAAAGATAAGATTTAATAGTACAGATCAAATAAAATTAGAAACTGCTGGATCTGAAAGAGTTCATATTGATGGTGTTGAAGTTGTATTTAATGAAACAGGTGCAGGCACTGATTTTAGAATTGAAGGTGATTCAGATACAAATTTATTTAAAATAGATGCTAGTACTGATCAGGTTGGTATAGGAACAGCAAGTATTCCAACTGGGTTTAAATTAGCAATCAATGGTGATTTAAGTTTAGGAGAAGCAAGTGGTACTGATAATACATTTATTGATCAAAAACAAAATGGAGCATTAGAACTTATTAATAGCGGTATGGGGTCTAATAATGGTGGTATGATTCGTATTAATAGATTTAATAATGTTTCTGGAGGTACAGCAGCATTTAGAGATACGCAAATTTATAATGGTAAAAACTCATTAATTTTAAATATTGATGGTAGTGCTAATAGTGTTTTACCTGGATCTGATAGTAGTATTGACTTAGGATCTAATAGTGTTAGATTTCAAAATGGATATTTCGATACACTGTACGGAGATGGTTCAAACTTAACAGGTGTTACTTCAACAACAATAAACAATAACGCAAATAATAGACTTATCACTGGCTCTGCCACTGCTAATACTTTAGAAGGTGAAGCAAACTTAACTTTTGAAAATAATATACTAAGTATCCATAGTGACTCTGATACTCCATTCAAAGTTGATACATCCGCTTCTAATGGACCACACATGAGGTTCCAAAAAAATGGTTCTGATTTACATTTTGTAGGATGTGCCCCCGGAATTGGTGCTGGTGGTGATCAAAATGATATGGGAATTAGATTTGAAGATCGTTTATTTTTCAATAGAGATGGTACAAATGTAGCTCATTTTAATGATGATGGTCATTTTGTACCAGCTACTAATAATACTTTTGACTTAGGAATCAATAGTCATCGCTGGAGAAACGTGTACACTAATGACCTTAATTTATCTAATGAAGGTGGATCTAATGATGTGGATTCAACGTGGGGTGATTATACAATACAAGAAGGATTTGAGGATCTTTTCTTGATTAATAATCGAACTGGTAAGAAATTTAAATTTAATCTAACGGAGGTATCATAATGGGTTTTATTGGTAATGGATCAGGTATAACAAATCTTGGTGCTTTAATTAGTACTCAACTATTTACTTCTAGTGGTACATGGAATAGACCATCTGGCACCACTAAAATAAGAGTGACTGTTACTGGTGGAGGAGGTTCTGCATCTGGAGTACCAGGTGACTTAGGAAATGATATGGGTGGCAGTGGATCTGCTGGTGGTACTGCAATTAAAATTATTGATGTTACATCTATAAGCTCAGTTAGTGTAACAGTTGGTAATGGAGGTACTGTACCATTAGCTACCAGTGGAAGTACCGGTGCTGCCGGCCAAACTTCTTCGTTTGGATCTCATTGTTCTGCTTCAGGAGGTTCTGGTGCTCCTTCATACTCCAATACAAGTAATGTTTCTCAATTTCCAAGTGGAGATGGATCTGGTGGGGATATAAACATTAGAGGTGGTCACGGACTTTACCCTAAAATAAACGAAAGTAATGCTAATACAATCTCTGGTCACATGGGAGGAGCTTCTTACTGGGGCGGTTCTGGCAGACCGGCTATGGATGATGATTTTACTGGTGCTAATGCTAATTTCTCTGGAAATGCTGCTAGTGGTTGGGGTAGTGGAGGAGCTGGTGCAGCAAGATCTTTTTCGGGTGGAAATGGTAAACAAGGAATAGTAGTAGTGGAGAATTTCAAATGAAAGCACTTATTTTTAAAGAAACAGTAATACAGCTGGAAGAAACAGCTTTTGAAGTTCATTCAGGTTTAATATGGGTTGATGCAAGTGCAGAATGTAAAGTTGGTTGGGGCTATAAAGATGGTAATTTTATACCAACTGTTGAGCCAACTGACGAAGAAAAAACAGCAGCAGCTTTAGCAACCCTTCGTGCAATTAGGAATGCAAAACTTCAAAGAACTGATTGGATGGCTAATTCTGATGTTACTATGTCAGACGCTTGGAAAACATACAGGCAAGCATTAAGAGATTTACCGGCTAATACATCTGATCCAACAAAACCTACATGGCCTACAGAACCTAATTAAATACTTCAAAAATTAGCCATTTTAAACTAGATATATCAAAACTAGTAATTTAGATGGCATACATAGGAGCAGAACCTTTACCAGGTCAGAATAGAGAAGTTGATGACATATCAAGTGGTTTTAACGGTAACGCTACTGCTTTTACTCTTCAGGTTAATGGTCTAAATGTAAGTCCAGAAACTGCGAATAATATATTAGTAAATATTGGTGGTGTAATACAAAATCCAGGAACTGATTACACAATAGCTGCAAGCACTATAACCTTCACAACAGCCCCAGCCTCTGGACTTAGTTTCTTTGCATTAATACTGGGAGCTGGAATAAATACAGCAACCGTAGCTGATCAGACTATTGGAACTTCTAAAGTTTTAGATAATGCAATAACAGCTGATAAATTAGCTCACACTTCGGTCACAGCAGGTAGTTATACGACTGCTGATATTACAGTTGATGCTCAAGGAAGAATTACGGCTGCAGCAAACGGAACAATTGCAACTGCTGAGATAGCCGATGGAGCTGTTAATAATGCCAAAGTAAATGCTTCAGCTGCTATTGCAGGTACGAAAATTAGTCCAGACTTTGGATCTCAGAATATAGTCACAACTGGAGAAATAAAATCTAATACTTTATTTGAAAGCACTAGCGGTAACGATTTAAAATTAAACGCTGGAAGTGTTAATAGAGATATTTTCTTACAGGTAAATGATTCGACATTAATGACAGTACAGGGTAGTACTGGAAACGTAGGTATAGGTTCAACATCTCCAAGTCAAAGACTACATGTGAACGGAGATGTGCTTATAGATGGAGCTGCTGGAGGAACTTTAACTTTAGGAGGTTCCTCTGCACATACATCTAAATTAGTTATTGCCGATAATAGTGGTAGCTCAAATGGTAATTTATTAGTTGAAGGTGGTGACGGAAGTGACTTCTTTACAATTAATAGTGCTGGTAATGTAAAGTTTGAAGATAGTAAAAAACTATTATTTGGTGCTGGTGCGGATTTTGAAGTATTTCACAACGGAAGTGATAATTTTTTAACAGTTCCTAGTGGTGGTATTGGTAATGTTACGGTTGATTTAGCAAATGGTTCTGCTGGTTTTTTTGTAAGAACTACTAGCTCTACTATGGCTAATCAAACTTTAAGAAATAATTCATCAGGAGCAGATGGCAAAGATTTCTTTCAATGTAGAAGTAACAATAATACTTTAAAAATGGTGATTGGAGGTGGTGGAAATATTTTAAATTCTAATAATAGTTATGGGCAAATCTCAGACTCTAAACTTAAAGAAAATATTGTAGATGCTAATTCTCAATGGGAAGATATAAAAAACATTAAAATAAGAAACTGGAACTACAAAGAATCAACTGGTTTACCTACTTACAAACAAATAGGAGTTGTTGCTCAAGAATTAGAAACCGTTAGTGCTGGTCTTGTTGATGAGCAAATAGATAGAGATGATACAGGTGCAGATTTAGGAACAACTACTAAAAGTGTAAAATATTCAATACTTTATATAAAAGCAATAAAATGTTTACAAGAAGCTATGGCTAAAATTGAGGTATTAGAAACCGAAGTTGCAGCATTAAAAGCTACTTAGTAAAATTTAAGTAAATACTAAAAAAAATGCAAAAAATTTTTAATGCTATCGCTGTAGCTTCAGGAGTTCTTACTATAACAATAATAGGAGCTGGTGTATATGGTTATAGATATCTAACCAGTGATAATTTTGAAAAGTTAATTAAAAACAAAATTATGGGAGATATACAAAATGTTTTGCCAAAAGCAATAGAGAATGAGTTACCAGCCAAGACAGGAGTATCAATACCATTTAAATGACCATTCCTGTTATAGGTGTACCTGATATATCTATACCTCATATACCTGTTCAAGTTATAGAACCAGTAAGAGTTTTTGGAGATTATGTAATTCATCCTTCATTTAGTGAACCATCTCTAATGCTTCCAGGATGCTATAAAACTCATCGTGATGCCGATAAAAATTCTAATCTTATAAATGATGACCCTAGAGGATCTTTTTGGAGTTGTCCTTGGGGGGAAGTAGCAGAAATTAAACCTTTGCAATTTGATAGATCTAAAATGATTTATTCAAATGATATAAAAGAAGAAAAAAAGACAGAAGAACCAGTAATAATAAAAGAGACAAAAGAAACAAAAATTCCAGAAAAAAAAGAAAAAAAGATATTTTTTCCTCCGTGTCCAGATCCTAATTCAAAATTAAGAGTGGGATCATTTGCCAATGAAAAAAGATTAGAGAAAGTTAAAGAGTTTCGCTATAACGAATCAAAAACCGAATGCTTAACCATTTGGGAAGATGTGTCCTATGTTGACCAATGGCTACCAGAACCAACCCTAGTCATAAACACAATAATAATAGCCTCGATAGCAGCTTCCAGTCCTATTTTAGTAAATGTTATTAAAGGACTTACGAAGAATATTGTTAAAAAAATTACTTCTTCTCGGAAGAAAAAGAATGATAATGCTTCTCAATCTGATTAGGTTGAGGGGTAAGATAAACATCAGCACAGACAGAATGGAAGACCGTTCCTTTTTTTACGTTTATGCCCTTTTGCATTAATTCTCCACAGTGTTTTACCCTAGCGACATGCCATTCAAGTTCTAAGTTTTTAAGTTTTTGTTTTTGAATATTAATTTGAGTTTTAGCTGCAGCTTTACATTGTCTACCTAGTTCCCTATCTAATGGTATAGAAAAATTTAGAGTAATCCCTGTGCCCAAGGAATATGCATCTTTATTAGTTCCTGAATAATTTTGTTGATAATAAAGAATATTACCAGGATTATCAGGAGTTCCATCTCCTATAGGGTTACCATCATCATCAAAATCACCCTTTATATCTGTTGGATCATATACTGGAGTTTCATATCTGTGATCAAAAGGTTTCTGAAAATTTGAATTAAATGTAGAAAAGGGAGTGATGTTCATCATAGCTCCTTGACAGACTATATTTCCTCCATATTGATTGGTGTGAAAACTCCCATTATTGACATTATAATTTTGATTTGTAACACTTCCAGTATTTGATTGACTTACTGCATTAGCTAATACTGATGTAGGAGAGAGCAGTAAAACTAATGCTATTTTTGAAAAATTGATTGCGTGACTGTTGTGCTTTCCACGGTTATTTGGCGATTTATAGTTGTGACGTTGGAGAGCCCTGGCCCCATATAACTTTCCGTTAGTTGGAAGGGAGCTCCGTTTTCTGTCTGTACGAAGGTTGGTTTTGTACTGAAATCTAAACCAGTCCATGAGTAACTAACTCCATCTGTAGTTCCATTCGTTTGAACAGCACTTGGTATCATACTACCGCTGTTTTGCAATTCTACGCCAGTACCTGAAACACTATAGGTATATCCTGAATTATAGTCTTTTGAAACCACTGATTCAACTATAGTTTGCTGTGTCGTGGTAGTAGAATTCATAGTCCCAGTTGTGAAGGCTCCAGTGATAGGTGAGGCTTTTAAAGGGACAGGTAAAAATATAAACAGTAATAAGAACCGTTTCACTAGTCTAGGGTAAGTCCAACTACAAATTGACCAGTAACCGTGGTGCCTGCTCCTCCTGCAGTTATTGTAATATCATTTTTAGTATCAATAGTACCTGCTAATGAGCCTGCTACACCAGCCGATGTGCTTGTAAGATCCCCGAATGGGCTTGTCTCACCAACCGTTAAGCTAGTTGCTACGGTATCACCGGCAGTATAACTACTCGAAAATGAGAAAGCGTCGCCTGAAGTCAATTGGCTTGCAGTGATTGGTGTGTAAGCATTTACGCCATTTGTGGCTGCTCCTAGACCGCCTACGCTACCTGTTGTTGTTCCATCGGTAGTATTGACCCCAGAGCCACTTATGCTCATAGAGTTACCAATGCGATCTGCAGCGGTCGCTGCTGCTGAAACCTCTAGTTTTACCGATGAGCTAATTGAGTGAGTAATATCGGCTTTTACACTAGGGGTTAATAAGATTATTAATAGTGAAAAATA